TGTATTCATGTTGCTCTACAAGACTTGCAGAACAAATATTCAATTCCAGAAGATGACTCTGATCTTGATGATGCTTTTAAGTTTGTAGAGGATATTAGAGATAAATATTTAAAGGAGACCGAAGATGAATAGAGGTTGTTGCAACGAGTGTGGCTATAAAGCTGACTATATTATTGATAATAATAATTATGCAGATAATGGTTATAAAGACTTAGACCAAGTGCCTAAAGATAAAATGCTTTGTGGCGTATGTTATGAGGAGAGCGAATGACTTGGCAAATAGTAGATACAACTCACTTGGTATTGCAGAAAGAATGTTCAGAGTGTGATAGCCCACTTATGTTGATGGTGGATAAAACCCACGACGAAGATTATTCTGCCCGACCACAAAAACTCACTTGCAGTAACATGCTCTGCAAGACCAACGAAAAACCGTATAATTAAGCAGGAGGTAATTATTATGTTTGGTAAAAAATATGAATTTACTTACGATGACGATAAAACGCCAATAGAAAACTTTAACAATTGGCAAAGCGAAAACAAAGACGAAAGGTATTGGAACGGCGATAAACCTTTTTCACACGAGGAAGCCGTTGAAGTCTTTGAACAATATTATCAAGTGAAATTAAATGCTGAGTAATTTAATTTGGATCTTCTTGATACTCGCCTTCGGTTATATCCTTGACCAAATCACTAGTAGGGGAGATTGATTCTTCAGTCTCCTCAACCAATTCACCCTCAATTACATCACCCATAAGTTGCTTTAATCTATTCTCGATCTCTGCTCTACTCATCTGATCAATCTTACCGTATCTGACCTCTTTGCGATCCACAATAAGACCCCCGACTTTGAGCAAACTATTTTGAGCCGCTATTGCCGCATTAAAAGATCCCGACTCCATCGCTTTATCCCGAATGTCATACAGATCTTTAACCGCTCTGTCGTGGTTAAGTTCGTACTTCTTCTTCACCTCTTGCATCAAATAATTGAACTCCGACTTCACATGTTTGTTTCTGAGCAATTTATAAGCCGACTGCCTGGCATCTTTGTACCCAGATTTAGCCGCCGCTTCAACATAACTCATGTTGGGATTATTAACGATAGTCCAGACGAAGATCTTTTGCCGTCTGTTTAGATTTTTGTTGAGATTAAAATATTCTATTGCAGGTTCGACTTCATCATCTAAGACGGGGACGAACTTTCTGTTGTCTGCTTGACTCATAAAGCCGATTGTATGGTATGGATTTGTAGATGTAAAGGATGGGAGCCAGATCTGCTGATAGCAGATACGACTTACCCCTACATATCCTAATATGTATGAGAGAGAAGATTAGCATAAGTTTTAAAAAAGTGTCAAGAAGTTTATAACTATATAAGTAAGTTAGAGTCTAACTCTATGACAAAAATGAAAAAAATGATTTTATTGTCAAAACCTTTAAACATAAGGGTTTCCGACGTCACAACTTCTCTGACAAAATATGACAATAATACTAGTCGTCAAAGTCGGGTGGCGCCTGGTACAAATCCTCGAAAACCTCTGGATCAGCGTAACAGGACATAATCTCGTCCATAATATTGATGGCAGAGTTGATATCTCCTTGATGAAAGATCAAACGCGAGTAGGCGTAGCTTAAAACCCAAACTAAGGTCTCAGTTGGATCTGTGCCGCGTACTTTATTGTTCTCAATAATACTGTCGATTGACTTAGCACTTTCACCAGGATTGGCAGGTTTCATATAGTCGGACATTTTTACTACTTTCATTAAGTAAATGTAACATATGAGGCTTAGAAAAACTAATCGTCGAATTTGACGGGCCTAGGATTGCCTTCGTTGTCGTGGTATTTGAAATCGTTCTGATCTAAAAGCATTCTTTCGCGATAAGACAACAGCTTCTTATGCATACTAAAGTTGTAATCGGACGCCTTAGCTTGCTCTATAATCTGCGGATCTATATTAACAGCCTGTTCAAAGTCTTGCGGTAGATCTTTATCGGAAACGTCTGCTTTGGACGATAAACCGTAATCTGCTAGCTTGTAGTTGTGTGATTTATTGTTGCGCTTTTTTTTTAACTTATTTTGATCTTGTTCTTCTAATTTCCAAAAACGCCACTTGTTTGACGTATTTGGTTCGCGTCTAACGGATCCTTTGACGCAATAGTTGGCCGCAGTAGAAGCAAACCTATTCTTTTCTTCAACGGTTAAATTACCAATGCTGTCGCCTGGTTTCATTTCATTAATTATGAGATTGGCAATATGACTGATCCCTTTATTGATACTAGGTATAGGGACATTTTGTTCTATCTTATAGTCTGCCATAACTGTATTATATTATTAAAGCAGAGGGTTTTGTTGCTCAGGCCCCTCTGAAACCTAAGTCCGATCAAGACTTCTGTCCTTAGTGTAAGGAGAATTAATTACAGGACAGGCAACTAGCAAAACTAACCAACTGCTTGTAGTGGATCAAAATCGTATGCGATCAACATGCAGTCACACTCGCGACTTGGATCCTCAGCTGGCTTACCAACTATCTTGATATGTGCTTTGTTATAAAGACCATCAAGCTCTTCTCTACTCTCCCAACCATCTGTAAAAGCTTTCTCAAAAGCTTCTTGTTTGGCTGCATCTTCAGTGATTGAATCGAAATAGTTTCTCCACAATCTACTCATTAGCTCCTCCAATTTATTACTAATAGTAGACATATTATATTAGTTGGTTTAATATTGCAAATAGGAGTTGAGTATGAATAAAAATAATTTAATCACACAACCAGAGCAGACAACTCAAGTTGAACTTGAACAACAGCTTTGGGCCGCAGAAAGCGAGGTACGTAATCTCGTAAACTTAATTAATAAATTACCACCAGAGCAGGCTCGTCACTTAAACGATGTCTTTGCTCGTATAGCTAAGGGGGAACCAAAAAGTGAATAGAATACCAGAAACGCTAGAGCATCACGATCATGAGGTCGTAGGTGATGCCATATATTTTCCAGATCTATCCAATCAGATCTATCATAATTGTCCAGGCATATCTTCTTCAACTATAAGAAGATTCGGTCAATCGCAACTGCATGCTTTGAATGAAGAAGTCCTAGACAGTTCGGCTTTGAGGTTTGGCTCTGCCGCACATGCTTTGATTGTTGAAGGTGAATCAACCTTTAATAATGAAGTGGCTTGTTTATCTGGCTCACCATACACCAATGCCAACAAAGATCTTAAGCGTGAATACGAGTCACGCGGATTAACCGTTATTACAGATGCCGATAGGAAAACTATTTATGAGATGCGCGATAGTCTGATACCAGAAGCAGACAAACTATTGCATCCAGGTGCAAATGAATATCCTGGTGTGTTCAATTATCCATACGAACGCGCCTTGTTTTGGTTTGAGCGTGACTTGCTGCTTAAGGTTAAGTCCGATGTTGTTCGCTACCCCCTATCTGGCCCATTCAGCGACAACAGCGTCATTTTAGTAGACTATAAAACTACTCAAAGTTGTGAGCCACGCTCTTTTACTAATTCGGTTAAGAAGTATCAATACGATCTTCAGGCCGCTTGGTACAAACGTGCTTATGAGCAAGCAGGCTTCAAGGTAGTCGACTTTATATTTGTCGCCCAAGAAAAGAAAGCGCCATATGCCTCTAAGATCTTCAAAATGAAACATGAAGATATGGAAGCAGGATGGTTGGAGTTGGATAGACTGTTGGGTGAATACAAAGCAGTAATAGATGGTAAGGCACCAACCGTTTACAATACACCTAGCGTTGTGGAGATTGAATTATGAGTACAGATAAAATAACTCCAAAACAATGGGACGAGGCTACAAGAATTATCAATAGTATTGGTCCAGGCGAAACCAAACAGGAAGTTGAAGAAAGGGCTAGAGATGAGGATAAAGCGTCTGAAGCTTTAGATAATATTGAAAAAGATCTTGTTAATCATCCACCACATTACAATAACGGTGGCGTTGAATGTATTGAATACATTAAGCAACAACTGGGTCCAGAAGGCTTTAGATCCTATTTAGAAGGCAGCATTATCAAGTACATTCATCGCTTTAAATACAAGAATCAAAATATTCGTGACCTCGAGAAATCAGTGTGGTACACAAATAGATTGATAGAAGAACTTAAGAACATGTAGGTTCTCCTTAATACAGTGTTTTTCATATATCTACATGTAAAAAAGGGAGCCTTTCGGCTCCCTTCTACTTTTTTCACGAGAGAAAATATTATGAAAAATATTATGAAAAACTACTACTAAAGTAATAGAAATTTCAGTATATTCCTATTTAATTTTTATTGCAATTGGCTTTTCTTCTTCAGGGATATCTCGTTCCAAAGATATAACCAATAAACCGTTGGTCACTTCAGCCGTCTTCACTTTAATATGTTCCGCTAAAGTAAAAACTCTAGTAAAAGATCTTTCTGATATTCCTTTATGGATATAGTTGACCTCTTCCTTTTTAGAAGTTTTACCCTTAATAGTTAGGATCGAATTTTTATATTCAATCTCTAAATCTTTTTTATTAAAACCAGCAACGGCTAGCTCAATAAAAAAAATATCATCTGAAGATTTAATCAGATTGTAGGGTGGATAAGTTTCCGATACGTTTTGCAGTTTCTCAAGATCTTTAAATACTCTATCGAAACCTATAGTGAATGGTCGCAAACGACCAAATGCGTCAAGCGTCATAATTTACTCCTTAAATAAGCAAGTTAATTTTTATGTAGACCCAACCTAGGCATCTACAGTTTTAATTATAGGGATAAAAAAAGGGAGCACAAGGCTCCCAACCATTCGAGAGAGAGAATATGAATGATAGGGATATTGTATGTTAAATATTAAATAAAAAAAAGGGGACCGAAGTCCCCTCGCAAACAATTATAAAGTAGGGGGTGACTTACTAATTGATTTGCTTTCAGAACTTGGTGGTGACATTTCGTTTTTGAGATAGTCGCCAATCTTAGTTTTGGTCGATGTAACTGTCTCACCTGCGTCGTTTGTCCACTCTTCATCTTTATTCCAGATGCCAAGCTGTAAGGTTTTATTAACCAAAGAATCAACAGTACCAGGAAACTGTTTAAAACCTGCAGCTTTCGCTAGGGCCGTAAACATTTCATTTGAGATTCTTTTAGCGTCTGGGCTTGTTGACCATAAGTTGTAATACTCAACATGATCACGCCACTTACCATTTTCCAATTCAAACACAACCTTAACAGTCCAGTTGCCGCTTTGTGATTTGTACTTTTCAGCAGTTATCACTCTGGCATCATAAATCCCTTTTGGGGCTACCTCCTTGTTAGGAGTAACGGGTTTGCTAGACGTTTCTAGCCAATCTACACCTTCAAAATCACTCATCAGCATTTACCTCCTTAAATGTTTCTTGAGTATTGAAACCTAATTTATTAATTACACTTGTCAAACAAGCTTCTTCAAAAGCAGCAAGTTTGCCAGACCTATCTTTTGCGGTATAACCCTGACCAACGTCAGTCTGCAACCATCTGCTTTTAACTGTTGCTCCATCATCATCCTGATCTTCGATAACTCTTAATGCTAAGACTTCATCAAAGAAGTATGTAATGGATTGTCCTAATTTAGTACCAACCATTTTAGGTTCGTACATCATGACATTATCTACGTTTTGCTTTTCCATCTTAGAAACAAAAACAACGTGCATATGTAAATCACGATAGGCACGCATAACATTAGTAACTGATTCCTGCACGTTACCATATGCCATTCTTGGATCTTTGTGTCTTGCTTTTTCAAAGTTAAGCAAGATTTCTGACATTTCAGATACACTATCTAAACAGACGGTATCGTATTGCAGCTCCCCGCTTTTAAGCAATTCATTAATTTCTAAAATCTCTTGTGCTTCTTTTACCTGGATAACATCAACGTCCTCTCGGTCTCTAACTGAGAGTAGACCAGATTCCATATCAATAATTAATTTTCTGCCAGGAGCAGTTGCACAAAGCGTAGTTTTACCAGCACCCGCGGCGCCGTATATGAGTATTTTAGCCCCCTGATCATTTACAAGATCATTTGGCTTAACAATTCTATCTTTCAAAGACATAATTCTCTTCTCCGTAGTTATTGAAAAATTATAAAATAAAATTTACTATATGTAAATTATTCAATATCGGTATTGTAGATGATTAGAAAAGACGCAGTTTGGTTAGCAAATTATTACTTCAGAGCAAAAGTGCTTGCAACTAAGTCGTTAAAGCTTTTAGAATCTATGAATATTGAACCTAAACATAAGGAGAGAGAAGTGGAAAGATACAGTCTGAAACAATATATAGAATTTCTTGGTATGAAAGATGCGGCCGAGAAATTTGAATGTTCTATCGCATCAGTCAAAGCTTGGAGATATGGCTACCGTCAACCCTCAGTTGATCAGGCTAAAAAAATTATTCGTGCCACTAATGGCAGGTTAGATTTTGAATCCATATATGGTAATCTTGATAGCATTTTGACTGATAGTGTTCAATCTTAATTTAACAGAAAACGAAACACCCCTAGATATTGCTCTAGCATATTATGATGAGGGGCTATCTGTTGTTCCTCTTTTAAGGAAGAATAAAAAACCGCCAGCTTTTCTTGGGGGGTGGCATCAATACAAAGACACACGACCAGAGCGTGAAAAGATCGAAGAGTGGTTCAAAGATCGTGATGATTTAGTAGTTGCATTAATATGTGGTGAGTTTGTTGTTGTAGATGCAGACACGCCAGAGGCTATGCTTTGGGTCCAAGAAAATTTACCAGTTACACCTTTCAAAGTCACTACTGGTAAGGGTATGCACTATTACTATAATAATCCGCAAAACTACACAACCTTTGCTACACGCAGAGTTAACGAAACACCAATAGAAAGACATATCGATATAAGAGGTGAGGGTGGTCTCATTATTGCTCCTTATAACCGTCATGCAAACGGTTTAATGTATAAGCCCTCACTTCTTCCTGAATGGGAGGTGTTCGATTTTTCAGATCTACCAGATTTTACTGAAGAGGAATGGACCAAAATTACAGGCAATGGTAAAGCAAGCAATACCCCTGCTACCGCACCTATATCTTTGGATGGTGTTCACGAAGGATCCAGAAACGACCAGGCCGCTAGACTTGCAGGATATTTAATTTCCAAAAACATTAACTTAGATTTTTGTAAATTCTTTATGCAGTCTTGGAACTCGCAAAACAATCCACCACTACCAGATAATGAGATAAATTCTGTTGTTGATAATGTAAAGAAAACCCACGACAGAAAAAACACCAGAGCACCATTATTTGTTAAAAGTGATCAAAAGATAGAGCCACCTAAAGAATTATTTAATCCACCAGGCATTCTTAAACACATGTATAAGTTTTGTGAAGATATTGCTCAAGTCAGCCAGCCAGAACTATCAATTGTTGCAGCCTTGGCTTTGGTGAGTGTTACATGTGGTCGTCTTTACCGCACAAATATGAATAACTTTTCATCTCTATATTTTATGGGTATTGCAAAATCAGGACAGGGTAAAGAAAACATAAAATCATTTGTTGAGTCTGTCCTAAATATGTCTGATCACCAAGATCTTGTGGTTGGTGATGGCTACACATCATCTGGGGCCGTACACTCAATATTAAGATACAGGCCAACACAAATAACCATAATGGATGAATTTGGTAAAAGGTTGGAAGCGATAGGATCACAACAAAACACCAACAGAGAAGACGGCATACAAACGCTTATGGAAGCTTGGGGCAGGTGTCACGGCACACTAAGACCTGACAACTATTCGCTTATGAATGTGCCTGAACAATACAAAGACCAGGCGATGAATAGAGTTTGTCATAAGCCTGCTATTACTTTGGTTGGTTTGTCTGTACCGCAAAACTTTTATAAGGCACTAAACTCAGGCCGTATCGCTGATGGCTTTCTTAACCGTTTTGTGGTTATAGAATCTAAAGAACCTAGAAAAGTACAACGGCTCAAGAAATTTAAAAGTGCACCACTTAATATTATTAATTGGGTCAATCATGTTAGACGTGGAAGATCTGAGTTTGGTATTGTTGGACAAAACAATCCAGAGATGGATCTAGAACAAGTGGTCATTCCTTTCAGCAAAGAGTCTGAAAACTTATTGGATATGTTTGCTGAAGAAATTGTTAAAAGACAAAACACCTTGGAGAAAGACAATCTCGAACCGTTATTATCTAGGACAAGAGAAAAGGCTATGAGGTTAGCTTTGTGTTGTGCGCTAGCAGACAATCCAAGCACCAAAGAAATATCTGCAGAGATTACAGAATGGTGTATAGATTATATGCGGTATTACGATTTGCTATTTATTGAAGCTTGTCGGGACAAGGTAGCATCTTCAGCAACTGAGTCCAAGATTAAACAGGTTTTATCTTTTGTTAGATCCAGAGGAGAAGAAGGTATTAGCAAAAGAGAAGTAGATCGTCATGAACTTTTCAGAAGCATGAAGTCATATGAAGTAAAGGAGATTATTGAAAGGCTTAAGAATGCTGGTGAAATACAAGAAATAGAATTAAAGATTGGAGGCAAAGGAAGACCAACAAAAAGATTTGTTGCTGTCGATCCTGCATTTTATGAAGATTGATAAAGACGCACTTAAAGAATCAGTTATAGATACAAGTATTGGCTTACCAATTAACTGGCTATTTGCCTATCTAACACTTTTGTTGTTGTATTTATTTAACATTACAGATCTTTTGATGATTTCAATTGCACAAGTAACGGTTTTAACCATTCTGGCTATTATTAGAAAATATTATGTCAGAGTATATTTTGGAGGAAAAAATGAAAGTACCAAGCTTAGAAACTAGAGACGACCAAAAAAGAGAAGAACGAGTAGCTGGCTATTTGGAAGGCGCTTGGAACGTAACTTGCCATAAGTTACCCACAACTTATTCACTTGATTATTGGATAGAGTCAGCCGATAAATGTTTTTGGTGTGAAGTTAAATGTCGGACATTTGCTAGCGATAAGTACGATACATTCATCCTATCTGTCGCTAAATTACGCAAAGGTGCATCTTATGCCAGGTCGACTAACATACCTTTCATTATTGTGTATGCGATGACTGACGGTCTTTTTTTCCACAAGTGGGATCCCAATCATACCTATGACATAAGAATGAACTTATCAAAAGATCCAACCTATATAGATGACGATGAACCATATGCGCACATTCCAAAGGATATGATAGAATGTATTACGGACAAACCATTAGGTATGGACCGTAATGAAATAGGACTATGTTAGGAAAATTAAAAGGATTAAAAGGATTATTAGGTGCAGTAGCGCCAACTCTTGGGCAAGCATTAGGTGGACCAATGGGGAGTGCAGCAGTGAGTTTAATAGCTGATAAACTTGGTGTGCCAAACAATCCAAACGCAATCGAAAAAGCAGTTAAACAAGCAACTCCAGAGGAAATGCTTAAACTGAAAGAAGCAGAAAATGATTTTCAAGTGCAAATGAAAAAACTCGAAGTAGATGTTTTTAAATTAGAAACAGAAGATATTCAGGATGCTAGAAAAGCATTTAGTGGCGACTGGACATCTAAAATACTGGGTTTCATTACACTTGGTGGTTTTATGGGTTATATATTTTTGGTAACACTACAGCCGCCTGAACAAAACTCTGAAGCACTCATAAATCTTGTACTAGGGTATCTTGGTGGATTGGCATCTGCCGTTATTTCTTTTTACTTTGGTGCTTCACACAAAAAAGACGAGTAGCCTATTGACTAGGGAAAACCTCAGCGCCGCATGCTGGAACATTAGGCTACTCCTTTAATATGGAAGAAATAGTAACAATAATTCAACAAGTAGGTTTTCCTATAGCAGCAGCTTTAGGTCTTGGTTGGTTTATATATAAACTAATTATGCGTATAGTTGATGGTATGGAAACCAAGCTTGATGTTGTTGATGAGAAAGTAGCAGAACAAATAACAGCTATGGAGCAAAGATTGGGCACAAAGTTAGATAGTCAATATGGTATTATTGTCAGTCTGATTGATAGAGTAAGGGCTTTGGATAATCAAACGATTAGACAAGACGTACTTTTGAAAACATTATTGGGTGTGCCAAATTTAATAGATTTAGAAAAAGTAGCAAAAGCAGATAGAGATGACCAAAGGAAAGACTAGAAAAGGCGCGCCAAGCATTACAAGAAACATTAGAGAAAATTATAAAGACAATATCTTAATGATATATACTTATATTTGTATGTTTTTAGGATTTGTATTTGTCGTCTTGATAGCTTTTAGTGCTCAAGCAGATGAAATAAAATTTAAGTTCAAGTCACCTAGTTTTAGTGGTGTTGGCACTTCAGCTCATTATCTAACAATAGAAAACCAAGAATACACCAGGAAAGAAGCTTTAGAGGCTGAAATAAAAGCTTTAAAAGAAGAAGCAGAAAGAGAAGAGGAAAACACCACATTAGCAAGATTTCTTAAAAACTTTGAATCAAGAATATATGCTCAACTATCTAGGCAGCTAGTGGAACAGTTGTTTGGTGAAAATCCTGCAACCGAAGGTGAGTTTACTTTGTTCGATAACATCATAAGTTGGACCTCAGATGGTATCAGTATTACTCTAACAATATATAATACTATTGATGACACTTATACGACTATTACTATTCCTATTGGTGATTTCGGCTTTAACTAGTTGCGTCAGTCATACCGCTCGTATATTACCTTGTTTAGATAATCCAGATAAAGATTACAAAGACGTTGTTACTATTGTTGGTAAGGCAAAATGTTATTCCAAATCAGCATTTATAAATGAACCAATAACCGATCAAATAAAATTAGTAAGGCCAGCTAAAGTAAGACCAGTAGTAGCTGTTTACAGGTTCCAAGACTATACAGGACAAAGAAAATCAATAGATGGTTATGCTAGCTTTTCAACCGCTTTAACTCAGGCTCCAGAGATTTATCTTATAAGATCTTTAAAACAAACAGGATTTTTTCGTGTAGTTGAGCGCGTTGGTATAGATCATGTCACACGTGAGCGCCAGATTATAAGATCTACAAGAGAAAAATTTGAAGAAGAAGATGAGCAGATGCCGTTACTTTTTGCAGGCATTATCTTTGAAGGCGGTATTGTTGATTACAACACCAACCTATTAACTGGTGGTATGGGTGCTAGATATTTAGGTATTGGTAACTCCAAACAATATCGTGAAGATACGGTTTTAGTTTCAATAAGAGTAGTTTCTGTAAGTACGGGTGAAATATTATTAGAAAATCTTACAACCAAAACTATACTTTCTGTTGGCTTGTCTAATGACTTTTTCCGCTATATTGCTGAAGGAACTAAGCTTGTTGAGTTCGAAAGCGGTAATGCGATGAATGAAAGTAAGGCAATTGCACTTCAAGCTGCAATAGAAACAGGAATTGTTGATATAATAGAGCAAGGTAGGGAAAAGGGCTATTGGCAATATTTAGGAGAATAAATGCGAATTTTGTTTTTAGTGCTTTCATTAAGCTTATGGGCAGATAATGAAATATACGTTAACCAAAGTGGTTCTAACGCAGTAATAAATTTAGAGCAGTTAGGTTCAAGCAACTTGATAGGCGGTACGTCTGCAGTTTCTGGGACTATGACCGCTTTAGATCTAGATGGCACCAACATGACTTTAGAGATTAATCAAATTGGTGATAGCAACATATTTAGATCAGATGCGTTTGAATCAGATTATGTGACTGGATTGTTTGACTTCCAGGGCGACAGCAACCAAATGGATATTCTTATGAATAGCAACGGGTTGTATTCAGCAGATTACGCTAACTATAATGTTCAAGTAGTAGGCGGCAGCAATACATTTGATGTCAAGATAGCAGAAAGTTCAGATGCTTCTTATTTAGATCTGGACTGGATTATTACTGGTGACAGCAATACTTTTGATATAGATGTTGATTATGAAAATGCTGTTAACTATATGGATATTTTTGGGGATAGCAATGATCTAACTTTTACAGCAAGCGGCTATTCAGGAACAACTTCATCTGATTCAGGTTATTTTTATTTGGATCTAACAGGATCTGACAACACATTTAATATTACTCAAGCATCTACTTTGGCTAGAGATTGGTTGAAAATTGAAAGCACTACATCTAACTCTACTATCTGTATTGTTCAAAATGATGGTGGTACAGCCACTTCATGCTGATGCAATAGGTGATATAACAGAACTAAACGGATATGGGCAAGTCTTAAGAGATGAGCCCTATCCTGCTGTTTTAGATTTTGACATTAATTCTTACGATGATGTTAGAACCAGAAAAGGCCGTATAGCCATAACCTTTCTTGACGAATCAACTGTCAGATTAACTGAACATTCTAAGTTAGTTATAGATGAATATATTTACGATCCTAATCCGTCTAAATCAAAAATGGCACTTAAGTTTGCTAGTGGCACTATCAGATTTGTTAGCGGCAATATTAATAAGCTTGATAAAAAAAACATAACTCTCAAAACACCTACAGCTGATATAGCAGTCAGAGGAACAGATTTTACCTGTACAGTAGATGAAACTGGTAGATCTTTAATTATTTTATTACCAAACGAATTTGGTGATGCTAGTGGTGAAATAGTTGTTTCAACGGCTATGGGTCAGGTTGTCCTAAATAAACCATTCCAAGCAACAACCACTAACGTTTATGAGCAAGCTCCAAGCTCTCCAGTCACTTTGGATATAAGCCTAGACTTTATTGATAACATGCTGATCGTTTCTCCTCCTAAAGAAGAAATACAGTTTGCCGAGGAAGTGCAGACACAACAACAAGATTATTTAGACTTTACCGATCTAGATATTGATTATCTTGAAAAAGACTACCTTGATGAAGATGAAAATTTTGATTTTACAGAATTGGATATTGATTTATTAAATGTAAATTTTCTAGAAGATTTGTTGGATGTATTGGATATACTTGATGAAGAAAAAGAAGAAGACCAACTTATGGACAAAATATCTGGAGTACAAATAGTTGGTACAACTATAGGTCAAGATGCAGAAACACAAATAACAACTATATTGCAAGGAGATGAAATAAAACTTATAAGAACAGTAAATCAAAATGCACAATTAGTATTGAATAGTGAACAAGCATATACAGTTATTCTTATTCAGGATGGGGTATCTAAAACAATAAAAATAAATGGTGGGCAATCTTCTAGCATCACAATAACACAAGGATCGGGATGAAAAAAATTATAATACTATTGCTAACAATTAACTATATTTACCCTTTACAAAAAAACTCTGAAATATATTGGAAGATTACAAAAGCGCCTTATAGTGAAGAATTTTTAGCACAACAACGAAAAGAAAAATTACTCTTTGTTGAAGATACTTTATACCTGCCAGAAAGACATACAATATCTAATTGGGAATGGGGTTTGTTTTGGACTTTACAACTTTTAGATATTTATACCACTACTAAAGGTATGCAATACGATTGTGTTTATGAAGTAAATATTTTATTACCTAGAAAGCCAGACTTAAATGATTTAGTAAGACATAAAGCACTTGTCTTAATACCAACTTTTGTGTTGTTGCCCATCCATAAACTAAATGAAGGAGGGCTAACATTAACAAATACCTTGACTGCTGCTGTAGTTGTTAATAATTTTGAAGTTAATAGCAGGGCTAAAGCCAGAGGATGTAAAAAGCTATGAAGTGGGCTAGTATCTTGTTAATTATATTAGCAATACCGCTAGCTTTACAAATTACACCACTAGAAATACTAAAGCTTAAAACCTTTGATTATTTAGTGCCAAAAAAAGAACCGTCAGGGTATTTCACAATCTTGGATATTACAGAAGAAGATGTCCAGGCTGAAGGTGGTTGGCCCATACCAAGATCCAGATTAGCAGAAATAAACGATACCCTTTTACAAAATGGCGCTTTAGGTGTAGGATGGGTATTAAGTTTCGTCGATAAAGATAGAACAGGTGGTGATCAAGATTTCGTAATATCACTCACAACTCATAACCCGCTTTTGGTTGCCACCTTCCAATACGATAATCAAATATACCCAGAACCAACAGGAACCGTCATACTTGGTGATCCAGCGCCTGGTATTCCACTTCAAGGCTATTTACCAAATATTCCAGAGATCGCTGCAGTTGTGGATGAGGGTATGGTATCAGCGCCAGTTGATGTTGATAATTTAGTAAGACGGCTACCATTATTATTCAGCATACCTAATGGGTGGGTGCCAGCTTTTGGTACACAAGTTTTGAAAGCTTTGGTTGATGCCGATACGTATGTCATAAAAACAAACGAGTACGGTTTAGAAGAAATTAGGGTCAGAGGTTTGCCACCAGTCAAAGTTGACAGCTTAGGTCGCAAATGGGTTAGTTGGGTTGAAACACCAACAACCACACTTAACGAAATGGACGTTGCCAATAAATTTGTTTTTGTTGGAGTAACGGCTAAAGGAGTGATGCCACAAGTAGCAACTCCAGTTGGATTATTAGAACCACACAAGATCCAAGCAGCTCTGGCAGAGTCAATTTTGATTGAAGACTCACCCTACATTCCAGATTGGCATTTAGCTGCAGAAATTTTAATTTTGGGAATTTTTGTCCTTCTTATTTGGCTTACAACGAATTATTTTGGGGTAAGGAATGGTTTGATAAGCTTTATAGGGCTATTTTCGTTAACGGGCTTCCTAGGAGCTCAGATGGCGTTTAGGGGTATTTTGTTGGATTTTTCCTACACTTTGGTGGCAGAATTTATAACTGGGGCCGTTTCTTTCTATTTAAACTACCAAAAACAATATAAATTACGTCAACAGATCAAAAAACAATTTGAACATTATTTAGATCCACGCCAGGTTAAAAGATTGCAAGACAATCCTGATTTATTGAAACTTGGTGGCGAAAGAAAATACTGCACATTTTTATTTACAGACGTCAGAGGCTTTACTGCTTTGTCTGAAAAACTAGAACCAGAAGAAGTTACTAAGATTATGAATAAGGCTTTGACCATTCAAACCGAATGTGTCCAAGCAAATGGTGGTATGGTTGATAAATTTATTGGTGATGCTTGTATGGCAATCTTTAACGCACCACTAGATCAAGAAGAACATGAAGTGGCGGCTATTACATGTGCGCGTCAAATGGTGAGAAAAATCAAAGAAGCAGATCTTGGTGTCATGATAGGTGTTGGTGTTAATACAGGTAATGCTGTAGTTGGCAATATGGGGTCTGACACTAGATTTGATTTTAGTGCTATTGGAGACGCTGTTAATCAAGCGGCTCGGTTAGAGTCTGCAACCAAAGAAGTTGGGGTTGATATATTAATAGGACATACAACAGCTTCAAGATGGCCAGGTATGTGTGAGTTTGTTAAAGAAATATCAGTAAAAGGTAAATCTAAACCGCTTAAAGTTTATACGACAGGTCTGCCAGCAATACGCTCTGCAAACTCAATACGTTCAGGTGATAAGCCTACGTCTAACTGGGGCATATCTAATGGTTGAATTTCTGGCATTTCTATTTGAACTGTTGGTCTTGGTATATTAACATCTCTGGCTGTTTCTTCTGCTTGCTGAATAACTTGGCCTGCTTGTTCTAAAACTTGCTCATCTAAATCTGTACTTTCTAAAACATCACCAATAGCCCCTTCAGCCATCTCGTAACCTTCAGCAATAGAATCACCTACAGCCCTTACTCCAGATAATCTAAATAGCCTTTCAAAAACTTCCATTAATTGCACAACAGCAGACTTGTCTGTTCTTGCCATCATTTTTAAAAATTGTGGGTTTTGAAATACCGATCGTAAAACAGAAAGACCTATAACCGTTCCCCATAAAGCAGGGTTGTATGCATTAATAGCTATACCTGCAGCCACCAAAGTACCAGCAGCTCCACCACGTCCTACTTCTTTAGCTGTCATTATTTCTAAAGATCTACCGTAATTACGCAGACCTTGTGCTACTTCTCTACCAAACATCGCCTCTAATGTTTCATCACCATAAGATCTCAACATATTATTAAAAGCATCTGGATTGAATATTTTTGCTATATCGGCTTTTTTGGTTAATCCATCAAAATCAATAGCACGTGAAAGTAATTTGTTCATCGCATTATTTTGTATCTCTTGAAAAACTTGTGGACTAACCGTTTCTTTTATCAATCTAATATTTGATGCTCCTTGCGGAGAAAAAACTTTATTAACCACTTCTTCAGTTGTTGCTTCTGGTAGTTTTCCTATAATTTGATTGCTTTCAAATTTTGCTGTTTCAGCAGACTCTTTTGCTAGAGTTTCTAATTGTTTTAAGAATTTTCTACCAGCTTGTGTCTTCACGATACCGCCTGCTGCTGGTTTGCTGAATGCAGTCAATAATTTTTGTACTTGACCTGACTTAATGTTTGGCTTTAGCTTAACAAGCTGATTTATAATTTGCTCGAATTGCAATCCTGCTTCATCACCAAATAGTTCTCTTAGTTTGCCAGGGCTTGCTCTTTCAAATTTTTGTAGATAGGTTGCAAACTTAGAAAAATCTATTGTATCAGTAGCTACATCTAAAGATTCTTGGAAAGCATCAGTAAACAATTTTTGTTTAACAGAATTTCTTAATGCTGTTTGATTTACTGCCTCATCAGCTTTACCAATTTTTACCAAATAGTCGTCGTAATTTTTTAGGGATTGAAAAACATTTTTAAGATCTTGTGTTTGACCGCTATAAAATACTTTCCTGTAGATTTCATCTGGATCGTAAGCTCCTTTTGATGTTTCAAATCTAATTTTTTTCATCACTTGAGAGTCAAATGGTTTTAGAAATTCTTGAGCATCTTTATTTGCTTGTTTTAATTCTTTTATAGCTTTGCCAACAAAAGCTTGATCTTGTTTGGTAAGACTTTTTAGTGGCATTAATTTTGCGCCTACTACAGATGTATCGAGATCATCAAATATTCCACTAAAATCTTCAATCACATCATCTATTAATTTTGTTATTTGATTATCAGAAGTAATGTATCTTGCCTCTTCTTTGAGAGAGGATAAAGTGTCTCTTAAATCTTTAAGCTTAAATTGGCCAGTATTTATATCAGTTTTAAAATCATTAATTATATTTTTAAAATAGTTGATTGGATTACTGCTTAAACCCTCGGTATCGCCAAGTTTAAATTTAGCAGCTTTATTGCCTCTTTCGAGTTCTTTAACTTTTTTTAAAGCTATATCAAAACGATTGCTAGCAACTTCATGTATTTTGCTCATTATTCTAGGATCGTTTAATTGTGTTAAATACTGATCAACGATTCCATATTTTGTGCCTAAGTTTTCAGCAACACTTTTTCGGGCTTGTATGATTGTTTCTCTAATGTCGTTACCAATTTCTCTTTTACCAACCCTTTCGCCATAAATACCCATACCAGTTACATTTTCTGTCATTTCGTCCAAAAGGTTTTGTAATTCAATAAGGCTTTCTTTTTCTGAAGATCTTAATTTATTTATTTGATCCTGAACTTGACGATCTAAAGCACCTTTTTGTTCAGCTGTAATTGTGGTTCGGCCACGATATTGTTTAATTAGATCTTGAATATTTCCTGCTTGGATCTTTTCTTTATTAAGTTTGCCAAATAAAGAAGTCATCATACGAAATAAATATTTCTTAGTTTCTTCGCTTCTAGTGTTACCTAAAACTTGTTCTGTAAGAGCTTGTGCTCTGCCAGGCAAAGAACGGTTAAAAGCTCCTTGAGACGGCAAACCTTTTTCAGAATATTTTTTAATAAGACCATCTTTGATTGCTTTTTTTATTTCTTTATCGGTAGCTTCACGCCCCAACTTAGCATCAAACTTTAAAACATCATCAAGATCTATACCTTGTACAGCTTGACGGTACAAACGAATATTATCGAATGGCGCTTGCTTGCCTAACATTAAATTATAAAATGAGCCAAAACCTTCACCTATACCCTGACCTACAGCACCCAATATAAACTCATCAGTTAATAATTCTCCTAACTCAGAAGCGCTTTGTTTTTGAAAGCCTTGAACAGCATCTACCGCTTCCTCAGCCCCCTTACCTGCTGCTGTACCTAAACCA